TTCGTCCATAACATATATCCTCCCATAACTATACTTGTAAGTATTATGGTTCTTAATTCTATAGGTGATGTCCAAAATATTTCATATACTTCTATCATTATTTTATTTACCTTTTTTAATTACTGAATGAACAATTTTTTTAACTTTTGATAAATTATAATCTTTCCGAATTGAATGAATTGATAACACCGCACCTGTGTCAAGATTAATAATTATCGTCTGTCCGCCATGCCCTTGTAATCTCAAGTGTTTAAATTTTAGTGATTTGTTTCCTGTCCAAAAAAAGGCAGTATATCTTTTATAATCATCTTTTTTTTTCTTTTTTGAAGAAACACTTTTGTTCAACACTTCTTTCAAATAGTTAGAAATACATGAATCTGATTTCCAATCATCATATATAAGTTTTCCAAACTTCAAATAATCCATGCGACTGGAATAAAGGAATGCAAAAAGTATTGCCCAGTTATTATTATCTCTAAAAAATAACATCTCCTCAGTGTTACCTGCTCTTTCAGATACTTTAATCTGCATATATTTACCAATACCACCAGGAATGTTTTTATCTAAAGCATTGGCAACAATGTCAGTTTGAATATTTGAGTAATCAAAAGTCTGTTTCTTTTGATATTTTTTTTCTGTTTTTTTAATAAATTCTACTATTGGGATACCTCGCACCAACAATGGAATCGCATATGATTTTGGTGACTCTGCTTTATAACCTTTTTCTTGAAAATAAAAAGCATCTCCGGCAGACATGTTGCTCAAGTTTCTCAGTGATACACCTTCGTAAAGTGTACCTTTGGTTTCACTCAAATATTTATCAATTGGATCGTCTAAAGATTTTATGTAACCATCACATACAGCATGACCCAATAGGTATCCCACATAACTTTTTGCCATAGACATGCTATACATCAAATCAGTATCTTTTATTTTTTTTGAAGAAATCTCGTTAACTTCAATCTCATTTCCATTAAAATATAAGATACTTAGAAGATCACTTTTTTTCATTATTTTTTTTAATTTTTTATTTGGTTTTGAATTATCCTTTAGAACTTTTGGTGAATTTGCTTTCTTTATAATCTCATTTTTATAATTCCAAATTGGATGTGCATTGTTCGGTAACTCATTCATGCGTTGTTTATGAAAAATTAAAGATTCTTCTTTTGATTTTTTAAGTAGATGATCAGCAAAAGAAGGTGCTGAGAAACCGAAGAGGATTAAAAACAGGTAGGTAGATAATTTTTTCATATTTTTCATATAAACTCCTTATTTTAAATATAAAGGTCCAGTCCATCGAATTGGATACTGTCCTGTTAAAACGTTTCCTCTAGCACTGTTTAATGCAGGTGCTCTGAAACTTGATGGTTTCAATATATCACCTTTTTTAAATTTACCAGAGTCTTCTTTCATAACAAAAGCAAATACACCTCTATCTCTTACGATTTTAATGTATTTTTTTCCGTTTGTAATTTTAATCATCTTATCCCAATTATCCATTTGTTCTTTTGAATAACCAGTTAAGTCTTTTTGACCGTTATTTGTAGTCCAGTCATAATAGTCTTTTTTGGCACCGAACATCATATTTTCAATACCTTTTTCCAGTGTTTTTGCAGTTTCAAATACCATAGTTGTTTTCATTTGTTTTCCTCTCTTATTTGTTATATACTGAAAATGTATCAGCGCCATGCATATGGCAAAATGATTGAGGTCTTTGATATCCAGGTTTTGATTTTCCTCTATATCTGTATCTCACATTTTTTGCTCTTCTTGAAGCAGATACTTCTTTGAAATAACTCAAATATTTAATTGGAATATTCGCAGCTATACAAGTTGTTGTATTAGTAACTGTCTTTCCATTAGGTAACTTAATCCAAGGTGAAACCAAGTATTTAATTAGTAACGGATTTACAACTCTTTCAAAGACTTTTCTTTTTCTGTCTTTAGGTAGTGACTTATTATTATTATACTTCATTATTGTTTTTCTCCATAGTGTAGATTGATAAAACGCCTGAAATTAACATAATTCCAAACATTACAAAGAACATTGGCCAGTTATCATTGCCTAAACAATGACCACCACAATCTTCAATAAAACCAACTGCCATTATAGCAGAAAGTATTGTTGTAATACTAAAAAATGTATTCATTATGCAGCCTCCTTATCACATTTTCTAAAAGCAGCAATGTGTTTATCCATCTCTTTAGTTCTATAAATAGAAAATCCGTTATAAACAGATGATATTTTGCATATTGGTTTATTACCACCTTTACCGAAAGATTTATTTCTAAAATGAGAATAAATAGTGTGTTTCATAGCATATTTCGGTGTATATGACGGAAGTTTTTCAACTTTTATATCATTTATAGTATTTGTTATTTTCATAGTGTTTTTCCTTTTGTTTTATTCATTTTATACGTCCATAATACACTATTTTCCCCCAAAAATCAAGAAAATAATGGAAAATATACCATTTTTATAGAACAAAATGAGAACATTGACGTGGAGGGATGTGATTCTGGCATAAGAAGAACAAAATGAGAACATTTATGTCAAAAACCCTTGTTTTTTCTGTGGAATACCGTCATTTTAATTTATATAAATATTAAAAACGAATCAAAGTGAGGAAATAATGAAAAAATTGAGAATTTTTAAATTTTCTGATGGAAAAGAAATTCACGAGTCGGTTGAATCTCTTTCATTTAAGAAAGCAGTCAAAAGTATGCAAAATAAAATTGATTTAAAAAAACATAAAGGTTTATTTTGCGAATGGATTACTAAAAGGGGGCAGGAGATGTCTAAATGGATAAAAATGCCCATAGGAAGAAAAAAGAAAATAAGTAGGTAATGGCAAAACTAGCAAAGTCTTACGTAGTACACGTAAGAACACCAAAAAAAACATTAATAGCAAGTGGTTGTAGTTGGACACATGAAAATTTTTGGTCTGATTTTCATGCTGATATGGATTGTTCTTGGCCAAAATGGCCAGAATTATTAGCAAAAAAATTAGATATGGAATGTATTAATTTAGGTCGTAGTGGAGCTGGTAATGAATATATTTTTTCTAGTTTGTTAGATCAAATAAAACAAACGAATAAAGATAATATAGGATTAGTAATACCAGCTTGGACTCAAGTTCACAGGAAAGATATTAAAGTAAGAGGCATATGGAAACATATCGGTGATATTTCATTACCAGACTATACTGCTATTCGCAATAAGATGCCCCCTATTTCTGTAGCTGGTAATGCAGATAAAAGTTTAACATATTACTATAATCTTCAAGAAATATGTAAATCAAAAAAAATACCATTAAAGCAATTTCAAATGTTACCTTTTTTTCGTTCTTCTAAAAGAGCGCCAAAGGATCTTTTTATGACATGGGGTGATCTTGAAATGCTTAATAATCATCCTTATTTTAATAAAATAGATGATAATTTTATTGGTTGGCCTACTGAAAAAAGATTAGGCGGATTTAATTTTTGTGATGATATATTGGATATTTATGCAAATGAGAAAACATATTGTATTTCAGATTTAGATAATCACCCTAATACAAAAGGGCAAGAAAAAATAGCGGAGTTTTTATATGACAGGTTTAGTACTATGAATAAGTCTAAAAAACGTAGTTATAAACTATACAATTCACAAGGAAGAGGAGTATAATGGCAGTAAGAGATTTTGATATGTTATCAACAGGACATACTTGTGATTTTACAACAACATTATCACTTTCACTAGTTAGAACAGTGAAAGCAAACGGTATTGCTGGTGCTGTTGTAGGTACACCTACTATCTCACATAACGCTCCTATATGTCCACCACCTAATATTTGTTGTCCACACATTATGTTTTTAAATGCTGGATCACCAAATGTTAAAATAAGCGGTATACCTTGGGGTAGAGTTACTGATAGTGCTGACGCAGGCTTTATGATAAGAGGATCATTGAATGTATTTGCAAATGGTCTGTAATATCTTATAAATATAGGTATGGCCTACTCAAACTATGACGCAACTACAACGAATCAAAGTAAAAGATCAAATCGTATCTATAGTGATTTGAATTTAAACTTTACTAAAAATCCTGCTACAAAGGATGTTGCAAAAGTCTTTGATGTACAGGCAATTAAAAGAGCTGTTAAAAATATTATATTAACAAATAGATATGAGAAACCTTTTAATTCAGAATTTGGTTGCAATTTAAGAGGATTTCTTTTTGAAAATTTAACTGATCCTGTCCTTGTATTAATGAAGGATAGAATTTCAACAGCAATAGAAAAATATGAACCAAGAGTTACGGTAGAGGATATTGTCATAAAAGATGATGGAAAAAATGGAGTAAATATTATGGTTTCATTTTTAGTAACAGGATCAGAAGAACCAGTAACCGTATCAACATTTTTAAAAAGAGTAAGATAATATGGCACAGCACAGACTAGATATATCAGAATTAGATTTTGCTAATATAAAACAATCATTACAAACATTTTTATCAAATCAAAACGAATTTAAGGATTATGATTTTGAAGGAAGTTCTCTTAATGTTTTATTAGACGTTTTAGCATACAATACACACTACTTGGCTTACAATGCAAATTTCGTAGCAAACGAAATGTTTATGGACACAGCACAATTAAGAACAAGTGTTTCCTCATTAGCAAAATTAGTTGGTTATACACCAAACTCATCCAGAGCACCAATCGCAGATTTAAAAATAGTTATTAATGATGGAACAGGATCTTCAATTACAATTCCTGCAGGTACAAAATATACATCCGTTATAGATGGACTTACATACACGTTTGTTTCAGTATCGGATAAAGTTGTTCAACCTGTTGATGGTGTTTATACTTGCCAAAGTTTAAATTTTTATGAAGGTACATATGTAAGTTATAATCACACTTATGACGCTGGTGATGTAGACCAAAGATTTTTAATTCCAAGTGATAGAGTAGATACTACAACAGTAAAAGTTGCTGTTCAAAATAGTGGTTCAGATATAACAACAGCCATTTATGCTAAAGCAACTTCAATTACAGAATTAGATGGTACAAGTAAAGTTTATTTTTTACAAGAAGCTGAAGGTGGTCAATATGAAATATATTTTGGTGATGGAGTAATTGGTAAAGAATTAAATGACGGTAATATTATTAATATAAGTTATGTAGTAACAAATAAAACAGAAGCTAATGGTGCTACAGCATTTACTTTAGCAGGAACAATAACTGGATTTACAGATATAACTACTACGGTTAATTCATCGGCGCAAGGTGGTGCTGAACCAGAATCTATAGATAGTATAAGAAGGAATACTCCTCATTTTTATTCATCACAAGATAGGGCAGTTACAATAGACGATTACAAAGCTAAAGTTAAACAATTATATGCTAACTCTCAATCGGTATCTGCTTGGGGTGGTGAAGACGCTGAAACACCTTTTTATGGTAGAGTTTATATTTCTATTTTACCAATAAGTGGTTCCAATCTTACTGCTTCAACAAAAGATAGAATTGTTACAAGTCTAAAAAAATATTCAGTTGCTTCAGTTACACCAGTAATTATTGATCCAGAAATTACAAGTATCATATTAACTTCAACAGTAAAATTTGATGAAGCGGCAACACCAAAAACTTCCGAAACTATAAAGTCAGATGTTATTACTACAATTACAGATTACAGCGCAAGTACTTTACAAAAATTTGATACAATTTTTAGATATTCAAAACTAACAGGTTTGATTGATGAAACAGATATTAGTATCTTATCAAATATAACAACAGTAAAATTAAGAAAATCTTTTAGTCCAACATTAGGTTCTTCATTAAAATATTCAGTTAATTTTTCTAACGCATTATATAATCCACACTCTGGTCATAATGCTACTGACGGTGGTATTGTAGTATCAACAGGATTTAAAATAGATGGAGATACTACAAACGTTTGGTATTTAGATGATGATGGAGATGGTAATGTTAGAAGATATAGAATGGATGGTGCTATAAGAACCTATGGTAATAGTACACAAGGTACAATAGATTATGATACAGGTCTTATTGAAGTTAATTCTTTAAATGTATCCAATATTGAAAATGTAAGAGGTACAGCTTCAACAGTTATTGAGATTACAGTAAACCCAAATTCAAATGATTTAGTTCCAATTAGAAATCAAATATTAGAAGTGGATGTAGCAAACAGCACGGTTAATGTTGAGGCTGATACACTAGTGGGAGGCTCAGCAAACGCTGGTATAGGATATACCACAACAAGTAGTTATTAGATGACATGGCTGACTTCAGAAATAAATTATCAAATCTTTTAAGTTCACAAGTACCTGATTATGTACTTGAGGACCACCCATTATTTTTAGACTTTGTAAAAGCTTATTATCAACTATTAGAATCAGCAGAAATTAAATTAACAAATATTGGTGATCCAGACCATATACAACTTAATAGTCAAACAGGTCAAATTAATTTTATATCATTAAATGGAACAAATGTTAGTAGTGATGATGAAGATGATAGATTACTTTTAGAAGACACTACTTATGGTGACTTTATAAATGGAGAAATAATTACAGGTTCAACGTCTGGTGCTACTACTACAATCTTAATTGAAGATGTGGACGTAGGTGCTCGTTTATTCGTAGCACATCAAAACAAATTTATAGAAGGTGAATTAATTACAGGTTCAACTTCAAATGCTCAAGCTACTATATTAAAATATAGAGCCAATCCAGTTCAAAACATACAACAACTTTTAGATTATGCTGATGTGGATAAAACAATTCAAGGTTTTTTATCACAATTTAGAAATTCATTTTTAACATCTATTCCAGATAGATTAGATGAGAATGTAGATAAAAGAAAACTTATAAAGAATATTAAATCTCTTTATCAATCAAAAGGAACAAAACGTGCTAGTGAAATATTTTTTAAATTATTGTTTAATGAAGTTGCTGAAATAAGACATCCAAAAGATAATGTTTTAAGATTGTCTGATGGTAAATGGGACACTAGATTAATATTACGTTGTTTAGAAGTTGGAACTTCAGATGCTTCCAACCTTATAGGTCAAACGATTACACAAGCAGATAGTCCAACTAATACTGCTATTAATGAAGCCACTGGTATTGTAGAAGATGTATTTAAATTTATTATTGGTGGTACTACAGTTACAGAATTAGTATTAGGAAATACTTCGGTAGTAGGTACTTTTATTTCTGACCAAAATATTACTGGAATAGATAATACAGATTCAGATGTAACAATTAAGTGTACTCTTACAGGTATTATTTCTGATAGAACAATGACAACAGATGGTGCATTATATAATGAAGATGATGAGATTACATTAGCTGCTGGTGGAACAGGTTCATCTTTAAAAGTAGGACCTGTGGGGTCTGGTGCAATACAAGAAGTTATTATTGATGATGGTGGAACAGGATACGTTGTAGGTGATGTTGTTAATTTTAGCACAGGAAATGCTACAGCAAAAGTTTCAGTTGTAAATGGTGGTGTAACTTTAGAAAGTGGTACTGGAACAGGACAATTAGTTATGGAA